AACTCTGTAAGTTCCTTTGTTAGTGTTTCCATAACAAAAGACTTCAACATTTCTTGATGAGAAGCGGTACGAGACTTATAGTCGGCGCGAGCTTCCTTGATAGCTGTGGTGAGACGAGCACGCTCTTCCTGAATAGACTTTAATTCAACTGCGGTCTGTTCAGTATTCGCCTTGATGGCGTCATTGAGCATTTGATCCATTGCTTCAACAAGTTGATTCTTGTCAGCAGCAAATTTACTAGCAAACTCTTCACGAAGGCCGGTTTCGACTTCCTCGCGAACAGAATTTCGTACTTCGTCCAGCTTCGAATTCCAAGCTTCAGCGAGTGCAGCCTTGTTCTCATCACTGAGAACTGCACTTTCCAAAAGCTCTTTCAATCCTTTTTCCATCTGGAACTCTCCTTAAATGATCCATTTCTGGATCGTGGTCTTAACCCCCAAGGGGTAATTTGCGTTCTGTTCAAGCCCACAGATTATTTATAAACCAATCAATTTATGCGTGCCAAATAGGCTAAAAACTGCCGTTTTTGAGCTTTTGTTCATAAAATACGTGTCTTTTAACGAAAACCACGTAAAGAGGTATTTAGATTACATCATAAAAATCAAAGCTTTACAAAAAAACAAAATAGGTTGACAGTTATCCTTCCTATGTTAGTATTGGATAAAGGAGATCGAAATGGTTATTACAGTCAAGCGTGAACACGGAAACATAAACAAAGATTCGAACTTGATTGCGTTCAAAGGTCGATGGGTAGCACGAGACGACTGCGGTAACTACTTGGATCATGATAAGTACCGCAATGATCTAGTGGGCCGACTTAGTGGTCGTGGTTCAGTCACAGTAATAGGTGATTAATGACTCGTAAGTACAAACCGCAGTTTTGCAAGAAATTCAAATACGGCGCGGATGCCCTTAAGTTCCATAAGAAACAGAAAAAAGCGGGTGTCGAATGTGATGGCCCCGTTCTCGTGCGCCATGATTGGGAAAATCCTTGGCGTGTATATTACCGGGAGAACGTAAGTGTCTGAGTTAAAAAATGTGTTGGGGTTTATCGGAACCCTGTTGTTCGCGGGATTGCTTTTCAGTGCATGTGAGTTCATAATGAACTACATGAGCGGTTTGATTAACTAAGGAGATCGAAGATGATTTTTAATTTTGATGAACGAGACAAGTGCAAATCTTTCATGGATCGTTTACAGTTCGAATCTCCATTCGTTATGCTCATGCCCGAGGCATACGAGTTTCACGATGATGGCGTTGACTTCATCTATTCGGATCTCGGCATTAGCAAGCCAGTTCTTGAAAAGCTGTTATCGCTCAAGGTTGTTCGTGAAGGCAAAACGTATGCGTTCGACCGTGTTGATCTGAGTTTTGAGCATACTGGTGAGTATGAATTCCAAGATGGCACAATTGTCGATGAACCGACAGCCGAAACAAAGGAAATCATCAACAAGTATTTGGTTGTCAATTTTAGATAGGAAACAGCTATGTCAGAACCTGCCGATATGTCGGATGAGTTTGAAAAAATGGTTTCCGAAATGGAAGTCAACACTTGGCCTGTTTTGATGAAAAGTATCACGACAAACGGCCGAAGCGAACTTGCAAGTTTGGATTGTACGATTGTCCACACGCACGATATCGTTACATATTCGGTTAAAACCAGTTCTCGCATGGTTATGCAAACTTCGGACTATTCCGAAGCAAAAATGGCATATGAAAAACTATAATGGAATAACTCGAAACAAGGAGATCGAAATGGGTATAGTTCGGAATCTTATCGTTGGCATCGCAATTGCAGTTGTCATTCTGCAGGTTGGCTACTTGGGTTTGGAAACACTTATTGGTGCAAACTAATGGCACGGATTATTCTCAATCGTGCGGCACATTTTGTCCGTGATAACGTTTCGGGTACCCTGGTGTTATCCGGAAATGTTCGCAAAGATGGTTCGCTCCGTTACACGATGGACAACGATACAACCTACGTGCTTTCGTTGAAGGAACAAGAACTGTTGCATCGTTTGAATTTCAAACCGAGATTCAAAAATAATCCCAAATAGGTGTTGACATATTCCTAAGTCGTGCTATGTTTGGTATAACACAAGCAAACAGGAGATCGAAGCAATGGTAACTCGTAGCAAGCGTGATGAACTTATGTCTTACATCAGCGATGCTCACAAGGATGCATACGGCTTCCGTCCCTCTAGCGACTCCCGTTCGTATTATGCTCGTATGAGTATTGCTGAACTCGAAGCCGAAGCTGATAAACTCAGCCTTGCAGTCGGCGAAGCCATTAAGGAAGAAGATGCCCAGCGCGCTCGTAATGCGGAAATCTTCGAAGCTCGCATTGCAAGCATCATCGAAGCTGGTGCAGGTGACCGTGCAACTGCAATTCGTTGGGATCGTGAATCCCATGATGACCTGCATGTCCTCGAGGACATTGGCTACTATTGCTATAAGAATGGTCTTTCATATTCTTACTTCACAAATGACCCTGCTGTGAAAAAGGTTGAAATTTCTTCCTAATTTTCAAAAACAGGATTGACATCATTCCTAAACCTGCTATGTTTGAGATACAAACGCAGCAGGAGATCGAAACATGTCCAAGCCAATTAGCAAAACAAATGCAAATGTAATTTCAACATTTGAACTTGATATGCTGTTGGTAACTCGACCGACGACCTCAAATGGAAAACGCCGGTATGACCTTTGGGTTAAGCATCACGGCGTATGTGATTGCTGCGGTATCCAGACTTCATTCACTGATCTCAAAAGCGATAAGCTCGCAACAATCGAGCACATTATTTGCCAAAAGAATTTCCAAAAACATTCACATGAACGTAATGCTCAAAGCAATCTGACAATGACGTGTCAGGGCTGCAATAGTACCCGTGGAGATTTCGGTTACGAGAACTTCAAAGAAGCTGTTCGCATTTATGGCCGTCCTGATGGTACTAATAACAAAACACTTCGTAATCATTGCGCGGTTGCAGAAAATCGCCCAATAAGCATGAAGAACGTAAGCGTGAAGAAAAAGAAAGAAAAGGTTGATATTGCCGAAAAGGCAATCATCGATGCTGTCGTTCATGCAATTTATAATACTGAAACCAATCGCAATCGTAAAACGGCTGGCAAGTTCCAATGGATTAAAGATCTGATGGCTGCATAAAACAGGTTGACATTCATTCCTATTCTGCTATGTTGGGTACGAACAGAAACAAAGGAGATCGAAAATGTCTTACTTCTCAATCCCATCAGATAAGCGTTTTGCATACCTGCAGGATCTAGCTAAGGAAGCTGGCTTTCCGATCATCAATGTTGAAGAACATACAAATATGGATTACTATTCGGACGACGATTCGTATGTTCCTGATTTCAGAGGTTCATTTGTTTTCGATACCAAGCATTTGGTTTCTAATGATGACGACATACTGTTTCGTATAGAAATGGATCTCAACTATATTGGCGAAATCGTCGAAAGTGCTTTGAAGGGTCAAAGCTCGTGCACTTCATCGCACAAGTATTCTTTCGGTGACACTGTAAGTCCAAAGGCTTATGATCCAATTGATTCTGAAAATCGTACACTGATTTCAATCGATGTCGACGTTAATCATTAATTGATGTGGCCTTATTTTGGGGCCACATGCCAGATCCATCCCATATCACCATCGTTGTCGAAACGCTTACAATCGACAAACTTATATGGGATGCCATCTAATTCCAAGTTAAACTGGTTGGCACGGTCTAGTGCCGATTCTTTATCATTTTCATAAGCTAGATAATCAAGATCAGCTTGATACCAAGCATTACGTTCATTCCCAAAAAGGACTTCAGCAACTTCTTCACTTGAAATAGTTCTAGCGGTAGCGGAAGCTTTTGACTTTTTTGCTGGCTTTGTTACTTTAGGTTCTTCAACAACAAAAATGTCCGCAATTACGTATTGCTTGTTTGGTTCGTCTGGATCGTAGAGCGGATATTCTACTTTGCCTTCTGATTTCCAACCAGGCACCGAAGTAGCTTTAGGGTTTTGTTCAAAGTAAGCATCCAATTCAGCTTCTGCTTTGATTTCAACTTCGTTTGCTGTTGAGCCTTCAAACATACGAGAAATTTCAAAACCGGTTCGTCTTTGTCCAACCGCATAAGAGATTTCGACAAAGACATTAAACTTGAATTTTGCTGCCTCATTTAGTTTTGCAGTGATTTCATTATATCGCATGTTGGTACTCCTTTTGCCTATATTTATTGACAAGACATGAACAAATCAATAGGGTTCATACAAAGGAGTTCCTATGATTGATCCATTTAAAATTACCAATTATGATCGTACAGATGCTGAACTAGAAGAGTTTTGGTTATTTTGTCTTGCAGTTGCTGGAAAGAAGGCCACAATGATGGCCGGAAAGATCAATGATTATTTGCGTCCAGTTAACGCCACAAATGCAACGTTCAAAACACCATTCGAACTTATTAATTATCAAAGCTTGGGTTTTGGTGCTGGAAGCTCATTAGAGCATTCACTTCGTGCGGTTAAGATGGGCAAATATGCTTTGCTCAAGAAGGGGTTTGAGGAATCCGCTCGGAAGGGTAATAGTTGGTTCCGTACGGCAAGTGCCGAGGATATACGGCAAAACATCACAGGAGCCGGTTACAAAACGTCTAGGTTCTTTACGCTTCATAGTCGTAGAAATGAAGCAGTCGCAGTCATTGACACTCATATGCTGAAATACCTCAAGCATATTGGTGCGCCGAATGTCCCGGAGGGTATACCAAATGGTCCTGATTACTTGAGGCTAGAAGCCATATTACTAGCTGAAGCACAGAAAAAGAAAATGGCGATGGCCGATTTCGACCTCGCCATTTGGTCTCATTATGCGGGAGGTGGTGCAACACCATTGCCTTAGGACTTGATTTTACCTACATTAGTTCCACCCTTAGCTTGTGCTAGTGGTGTTTTTGAACCAGAAGCTTTTGACTTCGGAGATGAAAGATCAATATCTCCGGAGTTTTTCTTTGATGGAGTTCCATCAAAATCGATACCCTTTTGCTGGGCGTTTGCGTTTCCGGTTTCCATAATAGCTTCTTCAATGCTATTGGATGTTCTATGAGCCAGTTCACCGACTGGCACCAATATTGTACCTTCTGTTTCTGTGTCGATGTAAGCATGGTTTTTCTTTGTAGACATCGTCTTGAACACAGCGTTACCACGTGGGGAATTTCGTTTCTTTGGATCCAAATCATAAGTAACGAGATCACCTTTCTGAAATGATATGGCTGACTCATATAACTCATGTGCTCTCATTATTTTAGATCCTTAATCCAATTGATTAGTTCATCACGTAAATATTTCTGAGCAGCGGCATCATGTATCATAGCTTCAGCGAGGTTCTGGGTGATCGCACCACGCTTATTGTGATTCAATGCCTCATAAACCGCCTTTGGATAAGCAGCTGGTGCAGATGGACGAGCCACAACATCAACAGTTACAATTTCAAAGTCACTAACATCACCATTAGCATCAACGTTACCCGAACCACGACTGGATACACCAAGCTTAACGTTGGATTCCAAAAGCGTACGGATGATATTGCCCATTGGAGTTGGAAGAATCTTTAGCTTGCCAATTCCATTAGCACCATCCATATACATTTCGGTGATCATGTGGGAAACTCGATCCAAATTGATGTTGAGTTCTTCTGGGTGATCAGCTTCACCAAGGATAGATTCACCACGGCGCAATGTTTCATTAAGCTGTTCTACAGCATTACGAATTTCATGAACCGGATAAACACGCTGATTGTGATTACGGACTCCGCCCTGAATGAAGATACCACGCATATAGAGGTCCTTCGGCTTGCCCTGGTCATTAAGGCCGCCGCCCTCAAGTAGGACTTGTGCCTGGTCGAATGTCATACTCTCTTTTAGGAAGTTAGCCATTATTTCACCCTTTAAGTTTAAATTACCTCTTATTTAGCTGGTAAACTCGATTACATACGGAAATGGAGCCCATTGGGCTCCATTTGCGCGCTCGAACAGCAAGTGCAATTTTACTTGCGCTTGAAATCGCTACCACGAAGATCAACAGCGCCGCCGCCGATTGGGGACTTACCCTTGTCAGCAGCAGGAGCCTTGTTTAGGAGAGCCGACGCATCGCCGCCCTTCTTAACTGGTGTTAAGTCTTCCTTGGCATTCTTTACCTGGTTCTTAAGAAGAGGCTTGCCTTCAACTGCTGGAGGAGTTTCACGGTCATAACCCTTATGAGTCTTGCCCTTGATCTCGACAGCCTTACCACCTACGCGGTCAACAGGCTTCTTGTTAGGAAGTGGGGAGTGAGTTTCGACGTGAATCTTTTCACCATCGCCGATTGTTTCATCGCCAGAAAGATCTGGGTCAGCAACGCGCTCTAGTTCAAAGGATTCTTCGAGGCTTACGAAATCTTCATCTTCAGCGACAACTTCTTCGCCTTCGTCGAGTTCTTCTTCAGCTTCATCAAGAACTTCTTCTTCAAGCTCTTCGGACTCACCAAGATCAATACCAACTACGTCAGCTTCGAGGTCAGCTTCTCCATCGCCATCAACGTCCAAAGCAACTTCTGCTTCGCCGTCTTCGAGGCCCATAAGCTTATCGAATTCTGCCTTCAACTCAGCAAGCTGAGCTTCGAGGTCTTCAACCTTGTCAGCAACTACTTCATCTTCTGCTTCGTGTGCGCCGAGTTCGTCACCGAGATCTGCAACAGCATCATCAGTTGCTAGTTCATCACCAGCTACTTCACCTTCTTCACCACCGAAGTCGACGTCTACTTCTTCTTCATCTTCATCAGAAGCTTCATCAAGATCAATATCCGAGTAGAATTCCTCAGACTGAATCTCTGCCTTCGCGTCTTCGATATCATCGAGAGCTGCGTCGTCTTCCTGCATAATTTCTTCAAGAATTGCCTTGGACTTACCAACGAACCACTCATGAAGGAGCTTTCCAGCTTCTTCCTGTTCTTCAGCAATGAGCAAGTCTAGAACTTTTGTAAGATCTACCTTCTGCATTTTATTCTCCTTCCTCAATTAATGAGAACATTTAAAGGGGTTAATGTTCACTTGCTTATTTAATAAAATGTACGGTAAACATGCTCAAACACTTCAAAAAGCGTGCTTTTTGGCTGTTGCAAACGGAATATAGCCTGTTATAGTGGGTTATCGACAATTATGAGGACAGTATGAAATCGAATGTAATTAAGTATGTGGTTGTTAGCGCAAAGCGAGTTCTTAATTCGCAGGATCGAAAGTTAGAATCACAAACAAATCAACAGCTTATATCGGATATAAGCAGACACCTAAATGCTGAGTTCGACAACAGTCCTCGAACTGTAAGCGCGATTATAAAATATATTGAGGATCGTGGTTTTGAACTTCGTAGGATGGATTGTGTTCATACTCGCACTTGTATTGAACGTGCAGAAGCCACATTAAAAAAGATCGACCCCAATAGTTTGAAGTCGATCGAAAATATTTGCAATAGTATGTTCGCCCAATACACGGGTAAACATTCTTAAAATCCGCCGTCGTCATCCTCTGGGATACCATACATGACTCCGAGAAGGGATTCCTTTTTAATCCCCTCTAGGTCATTGGTAGCACGGATTTTCTTCAACTTGTTCAACATGCGAAGTGTAAGGGTGGGTTTACGAATATCACCCGCATGTTGTTTGAAAATTTCATCCTCATTAGGGTCGATGAATACCTCATTGAGGATTTGACCAAATTCACTGTATCTCATTATTCATCTCCTAAGTCCAATGGAGGTTGTTCTTCACCAGCATCATCAGTTTCTGGTTCATCACTATCTATGAAATCAATATCTTCAGGTGGTTCACGGAAACCAACGGAATCCAAACCAGCAGCACCACCGCCACCAATTCCACCACTCATTTCACCCTCAACAGGTTTTGTGAGCTGAGGATTTTCCTCACGCCATAGACGTTCGTTCTCACTTATTTCTTCCTCTGTGAGACCCAAGTAACGTCCCAATAGGAATCGCTTACTCAAATATCCAACATCCATAAGTGGCGTAAACGACCCAATCAAAGCAGCGTCTCGTTCCACTTGTGCAAACTGACGGAAGTTCTGCGGAGGATTGAACGTGAGACCAAACAAACTTGCATCGATATTATACCCACGACGTTTGATGAAAAGTTTGAATTCATCCTCGAGAACAGAAGCCAACAAAGTCTGCAAACGTTGACAATAGTTGGCGAAACGGAATTCCTGAATATATGCGGTTCCAACACGACCGTCGTTGAATACTGCGCCGCCATCTTCTGGACCCGTAGGCAAATAAGAACTAGGAACGCGAAGACCACGAATCAACTTATTGTTGAAGAACTTGAGATCGTCAATTTGGCCTAGGTTTTCACCACCTGGAAGAGTTTCAACTCGCGAACCACGACCATCCGGAGATTGAGCAAAGAAATAATCCTCCAACATACTCATCGGATTATATGCGGCATCTGCAATATTCGCACCTCCACCTGTACGGGTTGGGATGCGACGCTGATGAATTTCCATTTTAACTTTATCCAAGTAAGCTTGGGAACGGTTAACAGGAATACCACCTACGTCAATGTAGAACACTCGACGTTCTGGAGCACGTTGAACACGATAGATAATAATCGAATCCTCGAGTAGTTCTTTCTGTTTGAATACCTTAAATACTGGTTCCAAAATTGAAGTACCGAAAGGCCAGTTTGCATCTAACCCCTCAGACAAAGATAAATGAACAACGTGAGCGGCTGCAACATGTGCGCCATTCTGAACAGAATCAAAA